TAATATTTTAGAGCCTGTTTTTTTCCAAGGTGATATTTTTTTATTGAAATTTTTAAATCTATCATCGGACCTTGGCACAATATTTTTATGTTGTAGATCGTTCTTCACTATCCTATGCCAATATTTCCAACCATTAGGATTACTGGTAGTGATCTCGTTGCCAAAATATCCTGTGTCTACGTAATAAAATATTCTGCCATCAGCCAAGCAACGATGTATGATTTTTTTCTTCAAGATGCCTCGTAACACAATAGGTTCGGAACTGGCAGTATAATCAAAGTCGTTGGTATCGGTAATTTTTTTACCGCAGCCCTGTGCCAGCATATTAATATAAGGATCCTGCCCGTCTTTGCTGAGAAATATCATTTCAACATTTCCCGGAGATATTGCTTCCAGATTTTATGATAGTCACAGCGTCTATATTCTTTGAACCACGGACCACCTTCGGTATAGTGTATGGCTTTGGGTATACCATCTTGTGGTTCTTGATACCATCCTGCTAACCAATTCCATTCTGGATCTAATGCGCCTATCTCTGAGTCATCTAACCATTGGAATCTATGCAGATATTGACCTGTTTGTGAATTTACTATTTCTGGTGTAATCTGTTTGTTTGCAGGATGACCACAGTTCCATAAAATCATTGAACTCCAATTTTTTCTAGGATAGGGCAGTTGTTTACAGCCATCCATTTTAATACCTTCCTTGGGAGTGTAATCATGTTTGACTACCATCACAGCATATCGATCATCTGCCTGATCAAAGAGTTTTTTGACGTCATCAACAAATACAACATCACAGTCTACAAACACAGCCCAGCCTTTGTAATCAGCCAGGTACGGCACTAGAAATCTTGTGAATGTGAATTCTGTTGAACTGAGAGGATCAATAGATCGAGTGTAGATTCCACGGTCACGAAGTTCTCGCTGCTTTAATGCTAATACTTCTGCATTTGGTTGGTGTTTATATATGCTGTGTTCGCAAACTTGATAGGCAATGTCTTCTCGAATATCGTAGCCCACGAATATTTTCATAGTCTTTCTATGTCCTCTTCCACACACGAATCGCCATATTGTATTTCAATCACTCGCAGTGGTTGGTCGGTTTCATTGCATAACCTATGCCATTGGGTGCGATTTATATGAATGTGCTGATGTTGGGCGTATTCCCCTAATAGATCCATATCTGTGCTTTGATTTATAGTGTATACCGTAGCTGTACCTTCTGCTACGAACCAATGTTCTGCTCGATCTTGATGTCGCTGCATACTGAGGCAGGTTTTGGGATTGACTGTGAGTTCTTTGAGTTTGACATGATTTCCAACTTCGTGCAGTACTCGATAGTATCCCCAGGATCGGCTAGTTTTGGGTGCTTTCCATTCTTGTAATATCCACGAACTAGAATTTTTCTTATCTTCACCACCAACACCGAACACAAAGTCTAAATGAAGCATTTCTTCAAGTAACTCCATCTCCGGAATGTTTTCTTTTGTTCTATCTCCACCATTAGCAAAGATAATCTGAGCATGTGGGTTCAGTGCTCTAACTTTTTTGATAGCGTCTTTGGCACTGCCATCTGAATCGTTAAAATTTATAACACGATCAACATTGTTAAGTTCTGCAATGATGATTGCACGTTCTTCCCAGGGCATAAATTCTTGCCCTTTCTTTCGGCGCAGCCAATCGTCAGAGTTTAACCCTACAATCAACGAATCACCAAGTGCTTTGGCTGCATTAAGATAGGCTATATGCCCGGAATGAAGAGGATCAAATCCTCCAGTAATTAAAACAATCTTTTTCATGCAGATATTTATCTGCACATATAATGAGACTATTCAAAGAGTGGCGTCTTCTAGTCCAGCAGTTCTAAGTTTAACGATATTACTTAACTGCCATTGTTTGATATCAAGGGCTTTGATTATACCTAACCATTTATTCCGTAAAAGAGCAAAGTCATTAATGATTTTTTCAAAGTCTACAACGTCAGCTTCACCTTCTACGAACTTTTCACAGTCCCTAGAGCTTAACTGACGTTGGTAGTTTTCGAGATATTTACAGAAGTGTTGACTGCGAAGACGTCTTAGTTCAATGTTTAGATATTCTAAAATACCTTCGATCTCTTGAAGTTGGTTGAATCGATTTTCAACGATGCCGGGCATTTGCGCAGAGGCTTTCTCGATGTTCCCCGCTACGCGGACATCTTGTTTTGCTGAAATTAATTCAGCTTCATAATAGGCCACAGCATCGGGAATATTTGAAATATCCTTTGAAACTCGATCATACCAATTCATTTATTCCTCTTCATCGTAGCTATCTGAGTCGTCTTCGATCTCTTCACCGTCAATAGCATACGCAATAGCTTCGTCGAGGTACGGATCTACCCCTTGTAGACTATCTAATACACTTTCTTTGATACCGTAGTCCAATAAGGTGTTTACAAAATCACTGGCTACATTTGATCTTTGTTTTTCTGGAATATGTCCAATTACCACATGCCACAAGTCAGCAATCAAGTCCTCTTTCATTCAACTTCCTCCAAGTCTGGTCCAACTGTAGTAGTTATCTCAGAAGTGGAAATTTCGCCATGTTTTGAAATGTCTTCCATGGCAATATCTAGCCCGTCTTTTTCATTGCGTTCCCAGGCCTTGCGGAACTGCTTGATGATCTCACCGTCTTTGGTAGTATATACAAGACTGTTACCTTCTTTCTTAAGCATGCCTTTGGCTTCGAACAAGTCAACTAATCCACTATATGGACTCATACCGGTTTCATACGGAATCTCAACCTGCACACTTTCAAACGGTTTTGCATAACGTGTTTTCATGATCTTACATGCGGCACGAATACCCTGAACTGTTGTGGTCTTGTTGCCATCAGCATCAAGTTTTAACTTGAGTTTGCGCATAGCCACTACGATAGAACTAGCGTAGATAAAACCTTGACCGCCACTGATCTTGTCATCTGGATCAAACATATCTTGACTAGCGTATGTGTGATTAGTTGCTACTAGACCAATACCTAGACTACCAAACATGTTTACACAGTTACGAACTAGTGCTGTCAGTGCTTTAGGTTTACGGCCCATATCACCTTTCAAGTCGCCTGCTTGGAATTGGTTAACGTCTGTAGGTGTTAACAACATTCCTAAACTGTCGATGATGAACAATACCTTAGGACGTTCGTCTTCGGGCATTGTTTTATATTCTGCAACAAATTCTGTAATGGTCTTTGCCACATCGTCAATCATAGCCATGTTAAGTTTCAACAACTTATCTGGGCTTGTATCAACATCAAGTGCGTGTAGCCACTTTTCGTCTAGTGCGTTTTCTGTGTCAATTAAGATAGGAAAGATGCCTTGTGCTTGTGCGTTCTTGACTAGGTTGCCTGAACAGATGAATGATTTACCTGCACCAGACTCGCCGGCAAATACAGTTACCTTACCCAGAGGAATACCACGCTTAAAGTCGCCGCTGATAAGATAATTTAATGCGTAGTTGTTTGTGCTGACCCAATCTGTAGGGTCGTTAAAGCCAATACTCAAACCGTCGATGGATTTAGTAATTGACTTTCTAAATTTAGAAATATCAAATGCTTTGGCCATATTAGTTGTCCAGATCCATTGCGTTATATTCTTTGATTAGCGCAATTAATTCTTCTTCAGTATTGCATAGAGTTTTGGTAGTTTTCCATTCTTCTTTTTTATCACGGCCACCAATCTCGACCATCCAACCGTTGTCGTAACGATTGATGCTGATGTTTTCATTCACTTTTACAAGTTTAGTTAATTTTGTCATTATTGTTCTCCAGAGGTATGAAAGAGAGTGCGAGACTTACTCGCACTCTTCTAGTTTAGTTTTATTGCTTTTGACGATTGCGAATCATGGCAAGGATGTCTTGCGCACGACTAGCACCTTCTGCGGTTGCAGCTGGTGCTGCAGGAGCACCTACTGGAGCGGGTGCAGCCGCCAAAGCGTCATCTGCATCTTCATCGACCACAGGTGCGCGAACTACGGCTTTGTTGGGATCACCAGTGGCCTGGCCCATACCTGCTGGTTTGAAATATTGGCCCCAGCGATCCATATCATAGCCTTCGCCATCGACTGATGCTTCAAACATTTCTTTCATGACCTTGAGTTCAACATCTGTAGGCTTCTTAGGAAGAAAGCCGCTGAGATCATACAGTCCGTGAGTGTCGATGGCTGCTTTTTCAACATCGCTCAATGCACGTTCACGACGACTCCACTTTGATGTAGAATAATCAGCGAATCCACCTTTGCTTGTCTTAGC